GTCACTCTTTCCCAACCATACCACGTTTCTGGCTCTAAGATTTATGAGCTGGACCACGGCATGCCATCAGGCAACCCGATGACATCTATCATCAACTCCATCTTTGGGTTGATTGTTTTCAGGTTGTGCTGGTTGGAGTGTTGCCGAATGGATTACGCTTCTTCTGGACTTTGCGTGCGCGCTTTCACCAAACACGTGACTCTAGTCATGTATGGAGATGACAACATTCTGAATGTGTCTGATGATAAAATTGATAAGTTCAATCAGCACACGATGATGCACAATTTTCCAAAGTTCGGTCTCATTTACACAAGTGATGACAAGGAAGACAAGAATCCAAAACGCTTTCGGAGCATCAAAGAAGTCACTTTTCTCAAGCGCAGCTTTGTACACAACGATGTCGCGTGCCGCACAGTCGCAGCACTCGATAAAGAAACAATTTACAATATGTTGCATTACACAAAGAAAGGTGCAAGCCAAGACACAATCACGCGCGATAACTGCTATATGGCGATGCGTGAGATGTCGCTCCACGGGCAAAAGGATTATGATAAGTTCGAAAGGGCTTTGATTGATGCTTGCGCCAAAAGAAAATTTGAGGGTGTCATTCCATATGGGTACCAAGATAATGTCTTTCAGGCATTGGGGCTCAAACCGGAGTACATGCTCTAAAACAAACCAACCGTCTGGTTACCAGGTTGTGTTCGAAAAAGTTCCAAGTAAAAGAACACATTCTAGGCTTTCGGTATGGAATAGTCTTCGCTTTTTAGTGATACGGTGCCAGGACAGACTTAAAAGTCCAGGGCACTTGGATAGTGTAGTAATGTTTGATCTTGCATGCTGCATGATAAATTAGGTCGCAGAAAATAATACAACAATAGAGCAGGTTGTCACCGATACTGGTGCAACCATTGCTACTACTCATTTTTCCACAGACAATGTTTCAAGAGAGGTAGAGCAAACTTCCACTTTGCAAAATAGCAAGTTTGATTTGCTAGAGAATAAGGATTGGTCAAAATTGGATCTCCATACCTTACTTTCTCAACCAGTGGTAGTTGCAACTGGTACAATTGTGCCAGGCACCAATCTTGAGAATGTCTACAAATCCCATTCCACACTTTTAACTGCTTCCAAGTTTCATTTAGAGAAAGTTAGAGGATATATGGGGTTGCGTGCAACGGTCGTTTTTCGTCTCGTTGTAAATGCTGACAAGTACACTCAAGGACGCCTTTGTGTATCATTTTTGCCAAAGGGTGATAATGTTATTAAGAGGCGCATTGATCACAGGCACGTTACACAGCTGCAACATGTGTGTTTGGACCTCAACACTGATACTGAGGTTTCATTACGCGTTCCACATCGTGGTCCTTACACACACTTTGATATCCTTAGGAATAGGTACAATGTTGGTGATTTCCAGGTCACCACTCTTTTGCCCATTAGGGGTAATCCATTTAATATTTCTATATATATGTCATTTGAAGATATTGATTTGATTGGACCTACGAGCACTGCATTGCAAGCTGCTTATGAAGGTAATTTAGAGGTTGAGCAGAAACATGATGTACCACTTTCTGAAAAAGTACAGAAGTTGTCCAACGTGTTGTATTCAGCATCGGGTGTTCCTCTGTTATCGTCGTACATACAGCCAGTTGCTTGGATGACGGGTGTAGCTTCGGGTGTACTTTCGGCCTTTGGTTGGTCGAAACCTATTACTACAATTACACCCACTGTTTATCATAAGCGTGCTCGCGCCAAGTACAATCATTCCGACGGCACAGATATAGCCGAACCTCTAGCGTTAACAACCACCACTGGGGTCAGGGCTACGGATCAGTTGGGTTTTACTGATCAAGATGAAATGTCTATGAAATATCTTTTAGGTGTTAATTCTGTTTTGTACCGTGCAGCTTTGGATATTGCTTTACCAACGGGCACTGTGGTTACTCGTATTCCGCTAAGTCCTTTCTTTATGCAAGCCGGTGGTGATATTCCAGGTACGAGGATTATGCATCCTTGTGCATATGCTGCAAACATCTTTAATAAATATAGGGGTAGTTTTCGCATCACTGTAACCATATCTAAGACCGTATTTCATACTGGTCGCATGTTAGCGGTATTTGAGCCGCATTGTGCTGACCCAGTCGTCATTAATGGTTTTCCGGGATCAGGTGTTGATGTGCCATCAGACGCAATCAATTGTCATAAGGATTTAATTGATTTGCGAAAAGGTAACACATT